CTGTCGCTGGAACATCGACGGTAATCCCAACATCAATGACACCGTCAGGGGCACTACCTGTCGCCGCTTCTCCGGTAACAGCAACGTCAGCATTGGCTTGAACAGTGACAGACCCATCAGAAACAGTCGCTTCTTCGCCGGTGACAGAAAGATTGGCTTCTGCAACAACCGTGATAGATCCCACGGAAGTTGTGGCGGCAAGTCCTGTGGTTGGAACATTGGCTTCGGCGTCAACGGTAGTTGTTCCCACTTCGCCGGTAGCGGCAATGCCCGTGAGTGCGATGTTTGCTTCACCAACAACGGTGGCCGTACCCACTTCGCCGGTAGCGGCTTCGCCCGTAGGCGATACGTTGGCTTCTGCAACAATGGTGACAGAATCAACAGCTCCTGTGGCGACTTCACCTGTAACGGAGACAAGTGCTTGACCGGTGGCAGTGACAGAGCCTTCACTAGCAGTGGCGGCTTCGCCCGTGACAGCAACGTCTGCCGCTGCCGCGACCGTGACGGAGCCTACCCCTGTCGTTCCAACAAGCCCTGTTGTCGGAACATTCGCAATACCGATTGCAGTAACAGAGCCTACCGCACCGGTGGCAAATACCCCAGTGACTTCGACAGGAACGGGTTCACTCCACGCTCCTTGGGACCAAGTCCCTCGACCCCAACCGGTAATATCAGCCATTTAGGCGTCCTTACGCGATTCGGATAATAGCGTTAGAAGCGTCAGCAGTTGGGAACTGAATTGTGAAGTCGCCTGCTGTCGATGTCTTATCTCCACCGAACGCTAATACAACAACAGCATCTGTTGTGCCTGAACCACCAGCGGTTGTGGTGTTGTAAATCATGGCGCCGTTCGCTGTAATTGTTGCAGTGGTAAACGTTTCATCCGAAAAATCACAAAACGCAGTGGTTCCAGACGTTGTCGGATCTACGTTAGTCAGTGCCTGACCGCCCGCAGAATACCCTGTACCGGATACCTCATTACTTGTTGAGTAATCAGTTGTTGACGCGCCCAATGTTGCAGATGATGTAAACAACGCAATCTTGAACGTGTGACCTGATGTACGAAAATCGTGCTTACCCTCAAGCAGTTCCTGCTTGAAGCTAGTGCACATTGCTTGAGTAATCGCCATTACAGCCTCCTTATGGCTTCAGCTAGCTGTGGATGACCGGCATCCATTAACGCATTATATATGGTTGTGCGATCTGAACGAATCGCTTCGCGCATATAGTATGCAATCAGTTTGTGCGCTTGCTTTTTAAATGCTCGCGCCTGATCTCGTAGTGCAGGGTCGGCTGTATCAGCAACACTGATTAATCGATCTACACAGCGTTCTGCGACTTCTTCCGGGGTAAACCCACGGTGATCTGTCGTATGAACAGTTACCAGCGGTGTTTCTGGCATTTCAAATTTTAAAGCTTCGCTACTAATCATGTTTTGGGCCTATTAATTAAACCAGTCCGATATGCGTCGGTATACTCCAAAGACTCGCCCAGGTTCTTCAGTCGAGCTACTGACTCAGCAAATTGCTGAGAGTAATTTTGCAATACATCCGGCTCGCCTTTCATGTAAGTATAAGCAGCAAGCAAAGATCCATACAGCATTGCTTGCGGAGCATTTTCAGATAACCAAGTAGTACCGCTGTCGCTAAGAGACGTTAGACTTGCCGGTCTGTAAAAATAATGAAGTTGCACGGTGTAACCGCTATCTGGAGTAGGAGCGATCAACAAATTCTCGTCATCAAAAAAAGCATAATATTTTGGAACCCCCGTCGAAGAGGCGTCCGGAGCAAACTCTTGTAAGAAGTTTACGTCCTTGTACAAGAGCATTTGTTTATTGCTTCCGTTTGTTATGCTTAAAGAAAAAGGAGCTAAAAAGTCGGAAGGTAAATTCAAATATTGATTAGACGCTGTTAAAGAAGCGGATTGATTTCGTCTAAAAATCTGTAGCTGAACGTTTTTAATAATTCGTTCTTCGGCAGACTCAATGAAAGTGTTTAAATTATTGACAAAGCTAGTCTCTTGATTTTCGCAATAATCTTGAATAGCTTGCTTTAATTCTCCATAGGTATAGCTCATGCAATCACCACTGTCACTGTACCGACTTGTCCGGAACCTTTTGTTTCAACTCCGCGATTGGGAAACCCACCCGCTCCAACAGGAGCTATTAAGGGTTCTATCCGATCCGGCCTAGCATCCCGTATCGCTTGAGCATCCACGACATTATGCCGAGGCTCTAGCTGCGGATGTTTCGATTCCCACTCATCATAGCCGACTAGAGCACCGTTCCATTCTTTCCGCATTCGATGCAAAGGGTAACGGAAACCAGAACGGTCTGATATACCGAGAGCGTGTTTACCTTTTGCATAGCTAGCCATTTTTAATACCTGTAATAATCTAGACTAGGAGAAACGGTAAAAGACGCTCGATCCCGATCTTCGGTCATAGCTCGATCTAGCTCTTCTTCATACACTGCTTTTAACAATTGAATACGATCAGGGGCTCGTTTAATAGATATGTAGTAAGCCAGCCCTGCCGCCAAACAAGGGTAAAATCGAAAAGGAACTTCTAGTGTGTTGGTATACGCATCCGCATCATCCATACGAACCATACGATCAATAACCAATACATCTGTGCTGTTTTCTGGTAGAGGCCAAATCTTTAAATTTGCATCAAGCTGCCGATCTAAGAAAAATTGAGTGGGCCTGGATTGCGTCGATTTGTTGGGGATATTGAGATACTCATCTCGACTAATCCGCTCCATGTTAAAATCTGTACCACTACGACGTAATGCTACGGAAAGCACATCGATAGTGTCGGATCCCAACAAATACTCACCGTCCGCCTGCGTCAAAGCCTGTGTGGTTTGCTCTATGGTCCACTGATTTAGACCACGGTTGGCCCATTCAGCCAGCATTAAATTTAAAGAACGTTTAGCGGTTTTTAAATCATATCCGGTACGAACTTCTAATCCGCACCGTTCAAAAGCTTCTTCGATGTAGTCGCTGACGTCGAGTTCAAAATCTTTAGAGTTTGAAAGAGTCATTATGCATACCTCGTTTTCTTACGACGTTCGTTCATGACCGCCCCGCAACCTTTATGATTTCTTCTAACTTCGCCCCCACAAGCCATTTTTACCTTGGCTTTTTTGGTGTTAGAAACAACCGTTTTACCTTTAGCGCCCTCTCGCTTTTTCTTTTTAGCGGTAGACGCTCGCTCGCTTTGCGACAAGCTTTCTGCTTTGCTTCTAGGCAAACAACGATCTGGGTTCTTTTTGTCCTTTGAAGTGCCGCACTTACCCTTTATCTTACCGTCCGTGCCGATACGAACCCAATCTTGATCACGCCACTCTTTAAGCTGCCCCACTATGCTTTACCTTTCGACTTTTTAGCGTAGTTAGGGTCCTTGCAATATTTACTAGCCGCCATGTTTGCATACGCTGAAGGATAGGTATCAAAGGTACGCTTTGCCCAAGCCTTACCTTTAGCACAGATCTTACCACCCGACTTAGCTTCCCCGCCTTTTTTCATCTTGCGAACTTTAGGTCTGCTAGAACAGGCACCGTTACCTAAATTAACACGACTACTCATAACAGTTTCTCCGCCAAAAACGTCGCTACAATTAATGCGGCAATACCCCACATACGCATGTCTAGCTTTTCCAGAAACGTTTTCTGGTCTTCAAGCCGTTCTTCGATACGTTCGTACCGAAGACTGCACTCAGCCTCATGTTTTTCTAGCAACAATAAAACATCCTTTGCTCGTAGTTCTTTGTCTTCAAGCTCCAAAGTAACCACCGTGGGATCTGTTTTCTTTACCATTTTTTACAAGACCAATAACGTGCTGAAAATTTATCCTTTGCGGTATCGCACTTATGGCGAGCCCTAAAACTTTTTCTACGATCTGGCTGATCCTTCTTAATACTCATATTGGGGTCACCAAATCGAACCAACTTTACTTCAGTTCCTTTTTTTGCAAGAACTGCAAACTTTTTGTTACCCCCGCTGGTACGTTTTGGCTTGTTGTACCCGGAAAACGTTTCGCCTCTGTAGCTCAAACGACCAGAAGGGCTACGCTTTACATCTTTGGTAGTAGCCATTTCTGCCTCACTTAAAGAAAAACGTCATGCTTGTGACGCTTGTAAAAGTGGCATGAATATCTGTGTCAAACTTTACCCCTTCTTCTCCAATTTGGAGATCGCCGGTAGAGTTTGAGTGAAAATCCAAAGTAAAAACAGTGGTGCCTGAAGCACCCCCGTCTCGTAAAACAACCTTAGCGGTAGATCCTCCGGTATGGTAATGAATAGCGACTAGCCGTTTTGGACCACTCGCAACTGTGCCGGTGGCCGTTACATAACTTGCTTTAATATCTGATCCGGCCATACAAACCTCTAATTAAAAAACACAGTGGCCGCCGTGATATTTGTAAAAGCAGAGATGTAAATGTCGCTAACACGAATACCATTAGACGGAATGTTTACAGAGTGCGTATCAGAAGCGTTAAAGTCCAAATCCAACACGGTAGCCCCGCCATTACCGTCAGTGACGGTAAGGCGCGGAGTACCGGTGGTTGTCTTCAACTGTATCTGACGAATACGCGCAGGACCTACACCGAGAGACCCGGTAGCTGTTATGCGCTTCGATTTTACATCAGAATCAGCAGCCATTAATTAGTCCTCTTTTTTCTTAGCCTTCGGCTTGTCAGAAGCCGCCTTTTTAGGGGCGGTCTTCTTGGCAGGGGCTCTAGGCTTCATGTTTAGCTTGCCCATGACTTACCTCTTACGATACTGCCGCAGAGAATGGCGTAGCTTCTGTGCCTGTTGCCGCACCACGGACAACCACTGAGAAAACACCTGACGCAACGTCTTGGAGTTCAACTTGGCCACCTAAGATACCTCCAGTAGTAGAGCCGTCTAAAGTAATAGTGTCTGATGCCGCTACTGTCTCAAAGATAGATGCGGTCGCGCCGCCATCGTTAGCCACGATAGCTACACCAGCCATTGTGTCGTCTGCGCTCGCAACCTGAATGATGTAATCATTTGAAGTGACTGTAGTTTTTACAAAAAACTTGTACACGTTACCTGTGCCAGAAGCGGCAGGAAGAGTAACTGTTGCTCCAGACGCTACGTCTAACAACATTGTGCGACCAGCGTGTGAAGCAGAAGTTAAAGTAACGTCTGCGTCTACTGTAACGAGAGAGCCTGAGCCTGAGATAAAACCATTGGTCGCAGTAACTGGACCAGAGAAAGTAGTTGATGCCATTGCGATGTCCTCACATGCGAGTTCAGTGCGCCTGTCTGCATGTTGTCTGCTAGGTCAGTCCGACGCACCATTTTTCCTAGATAATCAAATAGTACAGATAAAAAAAGGGGACGTCTAGCGTCCCCTTTTCCGTATTGATACAACGCTTATGCAGCGCCTGGAGTACCGAATACTGCACGCCAATCAGAAACGCCGAACGAATAACGCTCGCGAGCCTTAAAGCGCATGTTACCAGTGTCGAAGTCGCCTTCCATCGCAGTCTTAATCGCAGAACGCTGGAACAGCTTAAAGCCGTTAGGCGCATCCGTCTTGATGAAGAAAGCATCTGGGTCTGTGAGGAAGTGGTTTACAACCGCTCCGTCAGGAAGCATACCCATAGACTTCATTGCGTTGAGATCGTTGTCTGCTGTAGCAGAACGCAGGTTAGAGTTGATCACACGCTCTGCAATGAATTGCAGTTCTTTAGGAATGATCAGCTTCATGCCACGAACAGCGATCTTCAGACCACGCTCATCAGTCAAACCAGCAATGTCAATCAGCATTTGCTCAAGAGAAGTCTCATTGAGGTCAGCCGCTGTAGACAATTGGTTACGCTGGTTACCAGACAAAGAAGGGTGTGCGGAAGAACAAAGTGCCGCACCATCGCCCACTGGGTTAGCAGTGTTGAACGCATTGTTCAAAATAGACGCTGCTTTGACCTGCTTGGTCTGTGACATTGAACGAGCCAACGCACGAGTGTAACGAGAAGCCAGACGATCATACAGATTGTCTTCAATAGCTTCTTCTGTGATTGAGAAAGCCAACGCAATTGTTTCGTGTGTGTAACGCGCAGTGAAAGTTTCCTGTGCATCATCAAACGAAATTGCAGAGCCTTCGCTCTTTGTTGGAGCTGAACCAAAACCAGACAGCATCACTTCTTCTTCAAACGCACGATCCGAAGATTCCTCGTCAAAGATTTCTGCGTGCTCGTTGTCGTAACGATCATACTCCATTCCGAACAGGGCATTAAGACCCGGTTCAAGCTCTTTCGCTAGTTGAGCGCGAGAGATTGCCATAACCCTTCTCCTTAAATGCCTGTTGAGTCAGCAGTAGTCTGAGAATCAGACGCACTTGCTGGCGAATTGAAGTGGAAATTGAAACGTACACGGAAATGTACGCCCGCCGCGTCGTAGTCGTTATTAGACGCATCGTCAGAAATTCCCACAATACGCATTGCCAACGTTGCAGTTGTAGCGGCTGTGCTAATGTCTAACTGTGCTGTAGAACGACCTGTTGATGTAGAACCTGACGTTGCAGTTGCCAATGAGCAGTTAGAGAACACGTCTGCCAAAGCAGTTGCGCGATCTGTTACAGACTCATCCGCTGAAACCACAAAGATTTGCATTGGGTTATCAGCAACGAAAGCTTTTACAGGGAAGTTAGTGTCAACGCTTACGCTGTTAGCACCGGGCCAGTAATTTTTGAAGACTGTCTTCTTGCTAGAAGAGTCCACATACTCTACGCCCATCAGGACACCCAGGAACGGAACCGTACCACCGTTGGCGTTACCCACGATATCAATTACGCCCGCAGCAAGTGGAATCACTGGGGAGTATTGATAGATTGCATTAGTGTTAGTTGCTGCAATCTCGTATTGAGTAACTCCAGTAGAGTTAGTTGCCGAACCATTCAGCCCAACAGGACGCAAACCAAAGGCAGTTTCTAAGTTTGCCATTTGTTACATTCCTTCTATCAGTTGGCGGTTAACCTTTACGGGTACCACCGAAAGTTACACGCGATTGTCGATCAGGATTACCGATCCTCATAGTAGAGTGTGAGTTCTCTCGCATCATGTCCAAATCCACCGCATCCATTTGGTCTTTAGACTGATTCGAATAATAATCATTTCGTTCAGCTACGGTTTCTAA